GAACCAACGGCGGCTCCGGGTCCTTGAGGGGCAACGCCTGCGTTACCATCTTCGAACCCATCTCGGCTCGGTTTCCGTCGATGCTGTTCAGGAATGGAATCAGGTTGGTTGAGACGGTATACATGCCATGGACGTTCGGCACCATGTAGTCGACCTGCGACGCTGGAATCGAGCGCAGCTTGCCGGCCTGCAGGACGTCGACCTTGATGCGCCCGTGCATGTCCTGACCAGGGAAGGCGATGGCTTTTTTGGAAGCTTCGCTCACGGGGACGTAGCGGGTCTTCCCGGCGCGGTCGGTCAGGGCCGTGAAGATGTTGCCCTGCTTGTCTCGCGAGGTGAACAGCGCCGTGCGCAGCTCGATGCCAGCGCGGTAGGACTCAGGGGTTCGGACGGGATCCAAGACACCCAGGTGCGAGCCGTGCAGGTGGCGGGCTTCAGTCGGGACGGCACGGTCGCTCGATATTCCGCCTTCGCCCATCGAGGTGACCTTGGTCGCAGCGTCCATCAGCTCCAACGGATTGATCTGGGTCGGACTCCCCGACAGCGCCGACGTCGACAGGAACTTCCGGATGCCACGGGTAAACGGCGAAGTTGGAATAGCCTTCTCCAGGTCGGGTTGGCCGTAGTCCAGCTTCAGCATGACCTTGCGCTTCAGGTCGCGGGCGTCGAGCTTGATGCGCTCGGCGATGAAGTCGTCGACCCCCATGATGCGCTTGTAGGCCAGGTTGTCCCGCTCATCGAAGTCTTGCTTGTCGTTGTAGGCGCGCAGGAGCTTCTGCGAAGCCGCGAGCAACGCACCCGGCGTCACGTGCGTAAACGACTTGCCCAGGAGTTCTTTTGTAACATCCGGATCTAGCTGTGTGCGCGCGAAAGCCTTATTCACGGCTTCGACCTTGTCGGTCGACTCCTCGCTGGGGCGGACGATTTTCGAATACAGCTTGTCGAAGTGCTGGTCTATTTTCGAAAACTTGTTACGATTCGCCTCGACCAGTTGTGGATTCCAGTGCGCGGAGATCTCCTTGTCGGAGACCCCAAGCTTGTTCAGGATGGGGTACAGCGGAATCCGCGAGGTTTGATACTCCACGTGAAAGTGCCCGCTCTCCGGGTCCATCGTCATCCGGAAAGGGTTCCCGATGGTATTGAACTGGGCCTCGAGTTCCTCGTTGCGCTTCTTGCGGGTATAGACGCCCGGCTTCATTCGAAGCTGGCTGTTCACCGCATGCGGCGTGCCCTCGATGAGGAACGTGTGATGCGGTGTATAGTAGGGTAGCTGAGCCAGGGTGAAGTCGGGGACCTTCTGCAGAGTCTTTCCCCCGGCGTCCTTCAGGACCAACGTTCCCTTGATGGGTTCCGAAAGCGTCCTGGCCGTCATCATCGCTTTCTTGAAATCAGTGGGACCGTACTCGGCGGGCTTCACCCGGACGTTTTCAACCTGGACGGTGTACTTCTTTCCGGTGAACGGAAAGGCCGTTTTGATGCTCTCCACGGCCTTGTCCCGGATGTTTTCCCGCCAAGGAGAAGCGCTTGAAAAGATGTTTTGGGGGAGCTCTGCCTTCGTGGTCGCCATGCCCGAAAGTATAGGACAAATCTGGTATAAGAACTAGGAAGCCGTTTATCAATTTCTTTTTAGTTTTTTACCCCAAACAAAGGAGGCGAGATGGAAAACTTGGAGCAGGTAGCCGATACGTTGTTGGAGGCCGTCTTCGCTGTACGTCCCTTCGAGCAGCCTTTCGATGAGCTCAGGCGGCGGGACGCACAGGATCGTGTATCGATCCTGCTGGCAGACCCAAAGGGTGCCGCGCTGACCGATGAACAGGCAGCTCGAAGGGCAGACCTGATGGCGTGGGCGGAGCAGCGGCGTACGGAGTGCGCGGCGCTTCACCAGGACTTCAAGGTCTTCTTCCGGAACAAGCCCCGTTGGGTGAAGGGCAAGGTCGAAAAGATGCCCTGGCACGGGGGGGTCCTGCTGGACTTTGACGCCACAGGATTCCAGTTGCGCGTGCGCACGCGCGACCGGCGGGGGCAGGAGGTCGTGTGGGTTGTCAACCCCGACAGCCACCAGGTCGTTACGAATTTGGAGCGCGAGCAACTCCGCTTGAAGTCCCAGATAGGGGCGGCGCAGCGCAAGCTCGAGGCTCTGGTTGTCGAAGTGAAGGAGCTCCAAGCGCAGCAGCAGGAGCTCGACTATCGCTTCGCAGCCGAGAAAGCGCAAGTGTCTACGCTTCTCACCCCCAAGAAGGAGAAGGGGGCTTCGAAATGACCTGGATCACCAAGTTTGACCCCGTCGTTGACGACGACGAGGAAGAACACGATCCAGAGCTGGAAGAGGACGACGACGGAGAAGCTGAAGAAGACGAAGATGGTTGACGGCTAGGGAGAAGCCGGCGTGGGGGGTGACCCTGCGCCGGCTTCTTCTTTCTTTTTTCCCAAGTCGAGGACTTCCATGTATTTGAGGGTAACGACCTTGTTGCCCTTTGCGTCGATGTCCCATTCTTCGCGAGCCAGAATCCAACCGCGTTTGGAAACGCAGTTGTTCATGATTTCTTCGAGTTCGGCGACCTGAGTCGGGTCGGTCAGGCTGAATTGCCGATACCGCACGACCATCCTCTTGTTTTTGGGCAGTTCCAGCAGATTTGGGCTGTCGGGCTCGGTATCTTCTGGTCCGACACTTTTGCTTTCGCTCGCCAGGTTGACCCAGCGGTCACCCTCGCGCGGATGAAGTGGCGGCAGTCCTCGCCGCGCCGTGGGCTTCTGCCCTTGGATGGCATTGGCGAAGTCTTCGGCGTAGTTCTTTTCGTCGGGCATTACATTCCTCTCGGGGCGCCACCGCCACCGTTGCCGCCCGGCGCAGGTGCACCACCCTGCTGCATCGCCATAGCCTTGGCCTGGGCCTCTTGGCTGGTCTGTATCTGCTCAAGCGCCTGGACAACGCAGGCGTACATGACTGCGTCTTCCATCTGCAGTTCGTGTAGCTGGCTGCGCTTACTTCCGGGGTCCATTGACAGAAGCTGCTGGGCAATCTGGCTGGCTTGCCCCATGACCTGTTGCTGGTCGTACTGCTGAGGTTGTCCGGCCGCCGTGGCGCTGCGCGCCTGATCGGCAAGGTTCTGCTGCCCTTCTTGTAGCTTTCTCTGCAGCTCGGTTTGGAAGCCCTGCTCATCGATCTGTTCTTGCATACGCTGGTCTCGCTCCTGCTTGAGGTCACGACCGAACATGCTAGCCAACGATGTGTTGGAGAAGAGAGTGCCGCCGGCCACCTGGTTGGCCTGGAGCAGCATCATCTTCTGCTGCACGTCGTCGACCAGCTTGAAGGGTTCCAGGTCCAGATTGATAGACGACCATCCCATGAACTTCCCACACTGGTCAGAAATCCACTGTGCTTCGTCGATGAGATGCGTGGTGTCGTTCAGGAGCTGGTTTTCGAGCATGCGCAGGGTTACGCCACCACCAGTTGCCGACAGGCCACCGTAGATGAACTCGCGAGGGATGCCTAGCGAGGCGATGATGTTGTTCTCGGCCTCGGTGATCTCGCCGGTGACCATAAGCGCTCGGCCCTGGCCACCGATCTGAGTGACGCCCACGGGAATCGGGCTGAACATCAGGTGCAGCGGGTCTTTGCGCCACGCCTTGAGGTTCATCTTGGTTTCAGCGATCCAGTTTGCGATGGAAATCGTGATGGTCGGGTCCGACGAAGCGGTAGGCATCTCGGGGTGCAACACGCGGAAGGGGATGGTGTGCTCCAGGGCGATTGCCTCGTTCGCCTTGCGAAGAACCGCGACGTAGTAGAACTGCTTGATGGTCGCCGTGATGGGCGGCAGACCCCAGCGCGGGTCTATGCCGGCCGGTGCGTCGGCCTTCATGTGGTACAGGTGCCCTGGAAGGAATTTGAAGAGCTTCTTCTGGGCGACGGTGTAGATGAACGACAGTGGGGTGGTGTTCAGGATGTGCCTGTCGCCCTTGCGGATCCGATCCTGAATCTCCGGAAGAACCGAGTGGTAGTACACGCTCTCGTTAGTGAGCTGGTTGTGCTCAATCTCGATGTGCTTGGGGTCCCACCGAATGATGTTGATGCCAGCGGGCATCTTGATCTTTTTATCTTCCACGAGCGCGACGACGCTCTTGTTGCACTGGCCGCAGTGGAACTTGAATTCGGCCCGCTTGTGGTTGGCGCGGAATTTGTAGTCGAGGAACTTGATGTTGTGGCTCTCACCGCACTTCGGACAAGTCAGGAAGCGCCGGAACGGAAAGTAGATGGAGATGAAGGAATTGCCGTACACGTAGCGGTCGATGCTGGTCTTGATGAGGATGTTCTTTAGGTGCAGGGTGTCTTCCAGCAGACGCTTGTACTTTACACGCAGCGTCGGGTTGTCCGTTTCGAGCTTGAGGTCTGTGACCGGGTAAACCGCGAACTTGTTCAGCGCTGCGAATATCTGCGGGCAATTGTAGTAGAGGTATTCGCAGTACTGAAAGAGCGTCTTCAGCTTCCTGGGCGCAAAAGTCGTCAGGAAGTCGAAGAGCGGGTTGGGGTGCTGGATGCTTCGCCCAATCAGATCAAAGGAATCATCGGGGAATTGGGACATAGACGCTCCTCGCTACGCTTTCGAAAATAATAGTATTCTCCGTCGCTGAGTGCAAGAAATAACTTGCGCTGAATGACGTTTACGCCGTAAATGGAGGTTGACCATGACCGAGCAAATAGTGCAGTGCGGCTTCACCAGGCTGCACGGAACACCTGTTTTTGTAGCCCCACCTGGGCTTCCGCACCAGGACGTCAAACGCGTCTTTGGGGCAACGTTCATGGAGGAACGGAGCCTCTGGCTCTTCCCGGCGTTCTACCCCTACACGGCAAACGTCGTTCGGGACCTGAAAATCGTCTTCGGGAGCAGCCTGCAGTTCAGCCCCGAAGCCTTGGCGCACATCGCCGAATGCGAACGGATCACCGAAGAGATGAAGCAGAAACCCTACCCCTTTCCGCTTCGGGAGGGGTTCGAATTCGTGACCAAGCCCTATGAGCATCAGGTCGAGGCGCTGAAGTATGCGCTTCGGAACCTGCGCTGCGGCATCCTGTATGACATGGGACTTGGAAAAACGAAAATCGCCGTAGACCTGATACGCCACGAGCGGGAGAAGACGCTCATCCTTACTCCCGTTGTGGGTATCAAGATGTGGCTACGCGAAATTGGAATCCATGCTGGACCAGGAGAGCTCAAAGTCCTGCCGCTTGTGGGCACGGGGAAAGCCAAGAAGAAGGCTAAAATCGACGAAGCCGGTGACTACGACGTGGTCATCGTGGGCTACGATACGGCCAAGCGCTACGCTGAAGATATCATCAAGGCGTTCCCCTACACCACCATCATCGCAGACGAGAGCCACAACTTGCGGGAGAAGAGCAGCGAGCGGACCAAGGCTGCGTGCTATCTGGCCAGCCGAGCAGCTCGGCGAATCATCATGAGCGGGACGCCATCGCTGGGTAATCCGCTTCACCTGTACGGGCAGCTGCACTTCTTGGCGCCATATATTCCGGCGAAGAGCTTTTGGGTGTTCAGATGTCTCTACACTGTCCAATCCAAATATAACAAAAAGATAACGACAGGCTACAAAAACTTGGATCATCTGAACGACAAAGTCCAGCGCACCTGCATTCGGAAGACCAAGGAAGAGTGCCTGGAACTGCCCGAACGGACCATCATTGATTATCCATTCCAAGTCGTTGGCACGCAACGCGACTTGTACAATCAGCTGGTCATCGAAGCCTGCGCCAGCTTAGAAGCGGGCAAACTCTACGAAGCGCCGCACGCTGCGGCTGTCCTGCAGAAGCTCTTGCAGGTCCTGAGCGGAATGTTCATCGAGCCGCTGCCCGAGATCTGCGACGGGTGCATGTACGTGCACAGCTGCGTCGAGGAAAAGATTCGTCCCTACACCAAGCGGTGCATGAAAGTCACAACGCCCCCGGCGCAGGCCGTGACCAGGCTAAAAGAAAACCCGAAGCTGGATGCTCTTGCAGAACTGCTGGATGAGATTTTGGCTGAGCCTAAGAACAAGGTCATTATCTGGGGTTACTTCAAGGCCGAGCTTGATATGGTGCAAGAGTTGCTTGAGGCTCGTAATACTCCCTTTGTTCGGGTTGATGGCTCAAACAGCTCCCAGGCGCAGGATATTGCCACTCGCTTCAACACCAATCCGGACATTCGGGTCTACTTGGGGCAGATTGCAACTGGCGTGGCGCTGACGCTGACTGCGGCGCGTTACATGATTTATTTCGGGTTATCCTACAGCTTGGACTTTTATCTCCAGTCTCGGGATCGCAACTACAGAATAGGACAAGACGAAAAAGTATTCGTTTATCGATTAGTATGCGATAATAGCGTCGGACAAGTTCTGGTGAAAGCCCTGGAACAGAAAATCGATGTTGCCAACACACTCACTGATCGGATTGATTGTTTGCTCTGCCGCCAGGAGAAAGACAGAGATTGCTTTGTTCAGGGTATTCAACCGTTCAAATCTGGGTGCGTTTACCAGGACAAGATTCGGCGCATAGTGACTCAGCCTGAACCGCTCTAAGCTGAATAAAATAATAGTGCAAGTGGTGGTAAAAGAGACCGAAGGTACATTTACACAGGGGACATGGATGGTCAGAAGCAAACAGGAAATCGCTGCACGAAAGCACCTTTGGTATCTGGCGCATCGGGACATCGACAAGGAACGTAAATACCGAGAAAGCCGTAAATACCGGGAAAGCCATCGGGATGAGATACGCAGCAGAGCGCGTGTGCGGCGCGTGGCCCATCGGGAGGAAATCAAACAAAAAGCGCGTCAGTATTACCTGAAGTACAAGGAGCGGGCGCGGCTTTGGCGTAAGAAGCACTCAAGTAAACTAAAAGAGCAGAAGCACCTCTACTATGAGCAACACCGAAACGAAATCAATGCCAAAAATAAGGAGTATTACTTGGCTAATAAGAAAAAGGCCTCTGCTCGTGCTCGCACCTACTACAAGTCTCATAGGGACGTAGTCAAACGCCGGAGCGCCACTTACCAAAAAGCCAATCAGGAGACGGTACGGAGTTGGCTCAAGTCCTATAGAGACGCGCACCTGCCTCATCTACGAACTTATGGAATGGATGCGCAGCAATATGCTGCGTTACTCCGCCGCCAACAAGGAGTATGTGCCATTTGCAGGGAACCTAACAAAAACGGTCGACGATTGAGTGTAGATCACGACCACAAAACTGGGGCAGTGCGCGGGTTACTTTGCATCAATTGTAACACTGCTTTAGGACACCTAAAAGAAAATCCACGTTTACTTCAACGGGCGCTCAATTATCTCCAGACACACTCTCCGGGCAGAAAGACCAAAAAGAGATGAATCTCCAAATCACAGTTGATGGATCCTGTCAGTTTGGCCGGTGTCACGCCGGCGTCGTAATCAGAAACGCCCACACGGGCGAGCTTATCGAAGAGCTGTCGGAGAACTTGCCCGCTCGGACCAACAACGCAGCGGAATACCAGGCCCTGTTGACGGCTTGCAACTGGGCGCTCGAAACCACCAAAGTCGTAGTCGAGGCCGTCACCATTTTCACCGACAGTCAACTTCTCGTTCGGCAGCTGAACGGAGCCTATCGTATCCGGGAAGAATCTCTCCGAAAATTGCACGTCACGGCCTGTCGCCGACTCACGCAATTGAAGGCCAAGGTCATCTGGCACTCTCGGGAAGAGGGTGACGGACCGCGGGCCGATGAACTTTCCAAGGAGGAGACATGCAGATCGAGATTCAGTGGACCCAGGAGGACCTCGAGCGGAAACTCCTCGAGGAACTGGCGGCGAGCGGTTTCCGAACTATCGAAGAGCTCGACGACGCCGAAAAGCCCAAGCCCAAGTTCAAGTGGGCCTACAAGCCCAGCTTGAAGGTTACGGTGAAGGCCGAGCCGGATCCGAACGCGGTGCCAGAGCCCAAGGAGGTGGCTCCTTCGCCCCCTTTCGAGTCAAGGGGAATGACAACGGAGCGGTTCGACAGCGAAAAGTCCAACACCTCAAACGTTCCACAGGAAGAAGAGGGGGGCGATATGCCGCTCGACCCCACGATGTTTCCCCCAGGAACGGACATGACCGCCATCCGTGCACTCGAGCGGGCGGCAAAGGACGAAAAGGACGGAAAAGCAATCCATCGAAAACTCATGCGAGGAGAAAGCCGTGAGCGACCCGACAGCGACGACGACTGAGAACCGTGTTGTGTTCCTTGAAGGCGTCGAAAACACCGATGCCGACAAGGAGTATCAGAAGATGCTGGAGGAGTCCTCCATCGAGGAGTGCACCCTGGAACTCCCGAAGGGCTACCTCTCCGCCAGCCAGATATCGCAGTATCTGAAGTGTCCAAGGCAGTTTGAATTTCGCGTGGTCAAGGGCATCATCATGCCGCCTTCGATCGCCATGGCCGAGGGCAAAGCCATTCACCGTGGCTTAGAAGTCGGACACCGAGAGGCACTCAAAACGGACAACGTTCCGTTAGACATGATGCTGGATGCACACGCCGATGCGTGGAAGAACGTGCGTTCCGACATCGACTGGAACGCCGAGAACGAAGATGACGCAAACGAAGACCAAGTGCTCAGTCGTGGCCGGGCACTGTTGTCATTGTACCAGCGCGACCATCTGCCGGTTCTGAAAGCGGTGGTCGACCCAATCGGACCGTTCATCGAGCGGCGCTTCTGGGTGACCATTGGCGAGATGCGCGTTCCGATGCTGGGCTACATCGACCTGCTCGCCGAGGACCATGCGCCGAAGTCGACGTTGGTTGGCCCGGTCATCGTAGACCACAAGGTCGTTTCTCGCGCCAAGTCCGCCGACGACGCCCAGAACGACATGCAGCTGACGATCTACTCGCTCGTCACCAAGGTCACCCAGGTCGCTTTCAACTGCCTAACGAAAACGAAGACGCCGGCAGTCAAGATGATCAGTGCACCCCGTGGGGCGCACGACTGGCGCTGGGCGCAGTTCGTGATTGAGCGCGTTGCCGAATCCATTGCCCGGGGAAGCTTTCCGCCCGGGTCGCCTGGGTGGTGGTGCAGCAAAAAGTGGTGTGGGTACTTCGACGAGTGCAGAAAAGGAGGAGCCTGAGATGAATCCAAACCTGGACACGTTGCCCTCGTTGGGCATCGAAGCGCTGAACAAGATCTACGGCCTCATCGACGAAATTCGGGCCGATGAGGTCCATGCCGCAAAGGGCGTCAAAATCGCCCACACCCGAATCCGGGTGAAGCTCGCCGACGTGGCGAACTTGTGCAAAGACGCCCGAAAGGCTATCCTCGTGAAACTGAAAACCAAGGAGAAGCCCATGGAAAAGTATGGCGTCGACGAGACGAGTGAAGCAGGAGAGAAAGCCGCGGCCGAGAGCAAACCGGCCACGTGCCCGAAGTGCGGTAGCGCGCTCGAAAAGCACGGCGAAGTCTCGCTCTGCCCGAAGTGCGGTAGCGAACCCTTCGAGCAGAAGTGAGGCAGACATGGACCAGGTGCGGGGAAAGTCAAAGCACACGCTTGCCAGCTTAGCTGAACGTTGCCGGAGGATATCCAACCTCTTCATGGCCTATCACAACTCCGGCAAGAGCTCGGACGTCTTCGGTCGGGAGTTTTTCCATGCGGTCGGCGACATTCTGAACGGAACGCCGCTACACCGCTTGGAGATCTTTCACATCGACGCGAAGAAGATACCCGAGGTGCTTCCACCAATGACCCCCTCTGGTCCAGCAAGGACGAAACGACGCCGACGATAAATCGGCAATCCCACAGGAGGAGATGATGACCGACAAGAAGGAGACCATGACCCAGCCCACCCTTCCCGTGTCCAAGATTTACGTCCCACCCAACATTCGGCATCCAGGTTGGGACAAGAGTCTGGACAAGCTCGTGGGCAGCATCAAGGGAGCAGGGCTGAAGCAGCCGCCGGGTGTTTTCGCTTACACCGACGGCAAGACGGGACCGAACGGCGAGACCCATGAACTCGTATTCGGACAGCGCCGGCTGGAAGCGTGCCGGCGCCTGAAGTGGACCATCGTTCCGGTGGTTCTGCTGTCGTCAAAGTCGTCCGGCAAGGACCTCTTCGTGTCCAAGCTCGTGGAGAACTTCGAGCGCGAAGACCTCAGTGCGTTGGAGGAGGCCGAAGCCTTTCGTCAGGCCATCAGTGAGATGGGGTTCACCGCCAAGGAGCTGGCCGAACGCATCAGCAAGACCGATGGCTACGTCAGCCAGCGGCTGTCGCTGCTCAAAATGCCCGACTCCGTGCAGAAGGCAGTGCAGAAGGGTGATATCACTCCGACGCACGCCCGCGAGCTGTCGCGTGTGACCGACGAGAAGGAGCAGAAGAAACTTCTTGAACAGGCCAAACACACGCCGCTGCCGGAGTTCAAGGAGATGGTCGAAGCGGCCTCTTCGAAGAAGCAGACCAACCGTGGGCGCCGCGCAAAGCCCGAAAAGGCCGAGAAGGCAGTCAGAACCGACGGAAAAGTCACCGCCGGCTCTACCCGGGACAGGGGTGATCTGAAGAAGGCCTTGAGCGAACTCGACGTTCACAAGAAGAAGGCGGCGGACGGTGGTGACAAGCTGCGCGCCGAGTTCTTCAAGGGTATGATGCGCGGCATCGGCTGGGCCGGTGGGATGGTGAAGGACCTGCTCTCGAAGTGAGATTGGTTTACCAAGTAAACTAGGGGCAGGCGTCTTCCGGTTTGTACACGCCTTTTTTCTTTTCCAGAACCTCTCGCATTTGCTCCAGCGCGGCTTCTTTTATCTGTCGCACGCGCTCGGAGCTTACGCCCAGGTAGTTGGCAATCTGCGCGAGAGACCAGGGGTCGCCAACAAATCCGTAGTAGGCACCAACAACGAAGCTTTCTTTGGGGGACAGTTTGAGAACGCTGCTATCTTTGACGGAAGCCGAATCCGGATAGAGCATGGATTGAAGCATTTCCCGGGTTTCGGAACTCATCGTTCTGCTTTCGATTCCGTCGTTCGACAGATTCATGTCCTCCACTGTGAAGTAACGAAAACGATCTACCCGAAGATGCCCGAGCTGGGACTTTGTGACACCAACTGCGCGGCACAATTGCCGGTCACTCGCTCTCTGACCAGTTTCGGTCATCACCCGCGTTTTCACCTTGTTTAGCTTTCGGACTGTCTTCTGGTACCAGAGGGGCATCGAAACGAGGCTGGCGTTGTTGAGTTCGTTTCTAATGTAGAGCAGCACCCAGTGCGTCGCATACGATAGAAAGCGCGTGTTGCGCTCTGGGTCAAATCGGTCGATGGCAGCTAGCAGACCTTCGTTTCCGGCAGATATGAGATCTTTCAACCTATCCATATCGTCGGTGTACTTGGTCGCCAGCTTCACCACGAACCTAAGGCAGCTCTCGATTATGCGGTCACGTGCGGCGATGTCGTGCTTTTCCTGGTAGCGCTTGAAGAGCTCTTGCTCAGAGGCGGCATCGAGGATTTTGGTCTGGCCGACGTCGTTGTAGTACCGAGAGAAATTGCTGTCGCGCGTTCCGCGCCGTTCGTTACTGCGTGAAACAACTTGCACGGTTCCCACTCCTACAGGTTGGGTTCTGTAGGTAATAGTCACACTATCAGTAGACGTTTGCAACCGAAAAACGGGAAAATAGGGGGTGTGCGTAAAACACGCTGATTTACTTGGGTTTTCTGGGACGATTCCGTTATTTTTCCTTGACGATTGGAAGGGCGTCGACTACTATTGCCGATACCCTAAACGAAAGGAGAGTCGGGTGAAGAAATCGAAAGAGACCATGACCGCAACCCCAGCAACTCCCACAACGACCACAATCCCCTCAACGCCCACAATCGAAACGAAGGAGACCCCGATGGCTGAGAAAGTCGAAACCCAAGCTGCACCCGAAGAAGTCGGCGCCAGCGCTGCCGACAAGGCGCTCGCGGTGCTCAAACGCGACCTGCCGGAGATCGCCGAGAAGGTCGAACACCTCGTCACCCTCATGAACCCCGACAAGCAGGGCTACGAGGAAATGGGGGGAGCGCGCTGGGCACCGCCCATCGTTCGCATCCACCAGGCGTTGACCCGCAACCCGCCGGGCAACTCGAAGCTCGGGAACTTGTACACCGACACCGGTGACGTGCTCCCGACGCCCTGGGAGTTTGTTCCCATCTACATGCACTACGCGAACACCAAGTTCACCCAGGGCAATGAAGACGACAAGAATCGCCTGTGCCGCTCGGAGGACACCGTGACCTCCACCCGCGGTCAGGTGTGTGGCGATTGCCCCGACCGGCCGTTCCGAGAAGGGCAGATCACGCAGTGCAAGAAGTCCATCGAGGTCTTCGTCTTCGACAAGGACTTCCAGAACATCTACAAGATCCAATTCGTGAAGACGAGCTACAAGGTCGGCAGCAAGCTGTACCGCCAGACCAGCTCGGGGTCTGTCATCTGGGAGCGCGTGTACTCGCTCGGCGCCGAGACGGCCACTCAGGAGAAGACCGGTGCGAAGTACTACGTCTTCACCGCGGTTCCCACGGGGGAAAAGACCAACCCGAAGTTCGACCCGATGGCGCGGTTCATCCACGAGAAGATCTCCGAGGCGCGCAAGCGCATCAAGGAGAACATCCGCAGCCAGGTTGCGACTGCGAAGGACGTGGTCGGGCGCTTGCCGGACGATTTCGCCGGTTCAGGCGCTCCGGCAGCTGACGGCAGCAAGGGTCCCGGTCTGACGAACATGTAGTAGGGCAGGTCAACGAAGATGTTTTCAGGGTCGTACGGCCCTGAAGACAGCGCCCCGGAGTCGCGCGGCTCCGGGGCGCCTTTCACTTTTTCGGAGTTCCCATGATACCCCAATTTTCAGAACAAGCCAAAAAGCATGCACCGTGGTCAATGAGTAAAGCTGAACTGGCGCTCAACTGCGGGCTTGCCTACAACTTGAGGTACGTGAAGAAAGCCAAGGGAGCTCCGCCGAAGGATGCTGGGGGGCGTATCGGCATAGCGGCGCACGCGGTGCTCGAGAGCTTCTTACAAAGCGCGGCCGAGCCCATCAAGGACATCATCTATCGAGTAGCGCTCGACCAACAATTGACCACGCCAGAAATCGACGATCTGGTTTCGTTTGCGCACAGCATCGCGCACTTTAGAGACCGGCTCGAATCGTACAAGATAGCGAACAAGGTCAAGGAGCAAAGGGTCGAACTCAAGTTTGGACTGACGGCAGATCTCCAAAAGACGGCGTTCTTCGGAAAGGATGTCTTCTTCCGCGGCGTCATGGACCTTATCCTGAGCACGGAAGATGGGAGTATAGTCATCCTCGACCACAAGTCCGGAAATCCACCGTCATCCCATACCGACGCCTTGGACCAGCATCGTGCGCAACTGAAGCTCTATACTTTGGCGGCGTTGCTGCTTTACCCTGACCTCAAGGGTGTCCAAACCGGGTTGCACTACCTGGCCAGTGAAGAAATCGTATGGGATACGAAGATGGTACTCCCCAGCATGATCCGTGAAGAAGTCATGCCGTGGTACCCGCAGTTTCTCAATGAGGCGGGGCTTGCCGCGGAGAACGCTACTCCGAAATCTGGGTGGAAGTGCAAGTTCTGCGAATTCATCAGCCAGTGTCCTCTCAAGCGCAACCTGTAGCCGGCCCTACCTGTAGGCCGCCAAGCGGAGTTGTCCAGTGCCGACGAACAAGGTCGAGAAGCTGTCGCGTGAACAGCTGCGAAAGATCTGGACGAAACTAACGCTTACAGATTGGCTGTCCATCCTCCAAGAGTTCAAACCCGAAAATCAGTGGAGTCAACGAAGCGGCGAAATTGTTGGATGCTGTATCTATCACAAAGAAAAAGCGCCGTCGTTCCACATCAAGCCAGAAAAGGGGTTTGCGTACTGCTTCGGGGGCAGCTGCAAGCGTTACGAGCACGACCCGATTCGCCTCTTGTCCGAGGTTATGGGTGTTGCTACCCATCAAGTCGTGCGGCAGCTCAAGAACCGCTATGGCGTATCGTTCTCGTCTTCTTACACCCAGAACATCTCTAAGTTCGACGACAACGATCATGTCAAGGCGGCGCTGTATCAGGTAATGAATCTGGAACTTCGGGATGCGCTGGCTAACCCTACCGCACCGGAGTTTTCCTACATCGTTGACGGTGGTCTGCTCGCATGGCTTCAGCAACGGCAGATCCCTGAAGACACCATCCACCAATGGCCGGTGGGGGTACTTCCGACCCGAGAGCGATTGTACGAGCGCCTCGGCGACGAAGAGCAGATAGCTGGTGGGGAGCAACTTCGTGAGGCGGCGTACCAGTATGTTCAGAAGTACCTGGCGCTCCCAAACGAACCCATGAAGCAAGAGGGTTGGTTAGCCTTCTTCTACTTCACTTCTCCCACCAACATTGGACGTATCAAGCTGCGAAAGCCCTGTCCTGGTCACGAATTCCGAATCATCGAAGACCCCTATGACGACGAAGTTGGGTTCTTCGGTTTGAACATGTTCCCCGAGTTGCGCCCGCAGTTTGGGGACATGACGCTCCATGTGACCGAAGGCGACTTCGATGCCCTGGCTCCCATCGTTCATCAGATGACTCGGGGGCGCAGTGACTTTTTCATCGTTGGCAGCGGTGGTTCGATGGACGACCACCTTGACCATCTGGTGGAATTCGGCTTCAAGGACATTCGGTTGATTCAAGATGCTGACGAGGGTGGAATTGGCCGGGCAAAAGCGTGGCTGAAGAACAATGCCAAAGTCACCGGCGTCTTCAAGTGGACAGAGGAGGACGCAAGCAAAGGTGTGAAGGACATCGACGAGGCGATTCGGGCTTACGGGTTCGATGACTTCTTCACCCGCATTCAGGACGCAAAGAGTTACGCTAGAAACCACGAGTGGGCCGCTAACCAACTGTCTGAAGCGCTGGACAAGATCCCCAGCGGCGACGTCAAGGCCAGAACCGAGAAAGCGATCGAGTACGGCCGCGTGCTCAAGAATGAAACCGAGCGAAACGCGTTCGTTGAAACTGCTTGCCAAGACCATGGCCTCGAGAAGGAACTCATCGTTCAGGATCTCGCCCCCGACGATACTGCGGTCGGGTTCAGAGCTCGTCTGGCGAAAGCCCTGGAGAAGGTCTATCTTTTCTTGGCTTCGGACGGCGGTGGTGAAGACACCCGCGCCACCGTGACGGTGTGGAGCAACCGGCGGAGAATGATTCAGCGGCTGCAAAGAAGCTCCCGAAACTTGGCGCCCACCATTGAGATGGACACCGGGCCACTGGACATCTTTGCGCAGAAGAACGTCGGAATCCCCGATTTCATCCTGTTCAAGCAGGGACCAAAGGGTCGGGACATTCCCCGATCTGACCTGGAACAGACGGACATGCTGGTGCGCTACTACGACCAAGCCGTTGGGGTAGCTGCCGATGGATTGCTGAGCCGAACAAGGCTTGAAGAAGTCGGCCAGGGCGTCCATTTCCTTCCCGATACCGAACACGAAGAAATCAACCACCTGTACCTCATCAACGGCGACCGTTTCTTTCAGGGAACTTTCGAAAACGAGAGTCTCAAGTTCTCCGAGATGGATTCACCCCGGTCGGGGCGCTATCTGTTCCGGGTGGCCAACCGACCATGGTCGACCAATCTGAAGACGCTCCGCGATATCGAGGAGGGGAGCGAGTTCGACCCCAAGGACATATATCGGCAGGTACACCGAATCATCGACATGGGTTGGAAATTCTTTCACCACGAACTCGAAACTACATTCATCGCTGCTGACATCATCTACACCTCGATTGCCTCCATTTTCCAGAATATGGTCTTTGTCGACATCACCGGCGAGTCCCACTCTGGAAAGAGCACGTTGATGCAAGTCATCGGCGGAAACGCGAACCCGGCCTATCGCCTGTGCGAATCGACCACCGTGATGGATAACTACACCTCAGCGGGCATTCGGCAGTTCATGGCCAACAATCGGTTGCGGCTCATCCTCGACGAGTTCGAAGACGTCGATGCAGGGTCCCATCGGCCGGACAACAAGTCCTTCGCCGTTCGCGAGATACTGGACCTGGTCCGGTCGGCCGCCAGTGGAGCCGACTACGTTCGGGGTACGTCCTCAGGTGAAGCGATTCGCGGAAAGATCAACTTCCCCATGACCGTCGGCGGTATCTACACCATGCAGAAGGCCCAGGACCTGAACCGCTTTGTGCACATCCGCACCAAACAGATTCCTGGGTACCGCTATCCGCTTCTGTCCATTCAGCAAGAGTTCTCCCCCACCGACATGAAGAAGTTGCGCCGGGGCCTTACCCTCTGCCTCCTCCCCCACATACCGAAGATTCTCAAGACGTACATGGAAATTCAGAAGGAGTTCGAGGGCAACGCTTCGATGGCAGCTGGAACACTGGATCGCCAGGCACGAAACTTCTTCCCAGCGGCGACCATCCTGAAATTCGTCGGTGAAGACTACGTGAAGTTCATGACCGACTTCAGCGCCATAAAGTCGCAGGAGATGGCTGACTTCGGTGGCACCGAACAGGAGTACCGGAGAATCTGGAACGCGATATTGCACACTACCATCAACTTGGCACAGCACAGCAAAGAGCACCAGGGTATGCTCCCCCTGTCAACCATCATTGGCAACCGTGACTTCATGGAAGTGCTCAAGGCCACCGACATCGGCGCCTACTTCATTCCGGACAAGAAGTGGCTCATCGTCTTCTGGCAAAGAGCCCTCAGCGGCATCCTCCGGTACAACAACGAATACCGCAATCACCAGAACTATCACCGCCTCAAGATTATGGCCGACCAAGACCCTCGGGTAATCTCCCGGGAACGCCTGACCAACGCCTTTTTGAAGAACGAGGTTTGGCCACGCACTGGTGGCCTCGCGGTCTCCCCCGATGACATCACCGTCATCGATTTGAGTGAAACCCTGGCGTCCCGCGTGACGCCCGAAATCGAAATCGTAGAACCCATAGACGCCGACGAGAAGGTCCGGCAGTCGTTGGTGAACGATATCGCCACCGATATCCGACCTCCAAAGAGAGGGAACTTCTAATCAATGGCGGACCAAGGCGCACCGTTCAAGAAGAGCAGTTTGTGCGAAGGGTGCCCGGCGTTTTACGACCCATGCCTAGATTCAGGCGCGGGCGATGATCCGGCGCACCTTATCGTAGTCGGTTCTGCCCCTTCCGGCTTCTCGGTTGGCAATCGACAGCCATTCTTCGGCCGTGAGGGGCGCTTGTTCAAGGACATGCTGAAAACCATCCGGCAATACCAGGGCGGGAAGTACAAAGACGTGAAGGTGTACTACACCTACGCCGTCAAGGCCGGAGCCTACGAGCCCAAAGCAGGTCACCTGTCCCACTGCCAGGTGAACCTGCAGCGGGAACTCAACCGAATCCGCGGGGCTATCCCAAGGCGTAATCCTATCGTCGTACCGTTGGGTCCTGTGGCAGCAAAAGCCGTTGGCGTCAAGATGCGGCGAATTGCTGACGTCATCGGGCGAGAGATGACAGTAACCGTTGCCGATTCGAGCCCGCAGGGCTACCGCAAGCTGATAGTGGTACCCCTCTTGTCCATGAAGCACGTACTGGCCAAGTTGGGCACCGCCAACGTCGTGATGTCGGCGCTCCTGCGCGCGACTCAGTTGGCCTGCGACCCAGAAGTGAAGCCCAAGAGCCTCGACGAAGTGACAAAGGATTACGTCTTTCCCCAGACCATTGATGAAGTGAAGAATCTCGTAGACCACATCATCGGTTACTACAACCCCGAACGCGGGACGGGTCCAGAAGACTGGTTCATCTCTCTCGACACCGAAACGAACACGCTGCGACCGTACTCGCACCCAGACCCCAAAACGCTCATGCTGTCGGTTGCGTGGGATGACGGGAAAGCAGCAAGCATCCTGCTGAATCATCCTGAATGCCCGTACGACCCCATGGAAGCATGGGCGCATGTAGAACGGCTTCTTCGCTGCCCCAAACCAAAGGTGCTGCACAACTGGAAGTTCGACCAAAAATTCATCGAGACACGCCGAGCGATCGAAGCGGCTAAGCTCCAAGAGATCGCCGCAGGGAAATTTGACGTAGACTTTATGCGGCGGCAGATCAGTACGTTCCGGGTCAACAACGTGGCTTGGGATACGATGCTGGGTGAGCACTACATCGACGAGGACAAGAAAGGGCACTACCGTTTGAAGCAACTGGTGCCTCTCTACGCCGCGGAGTACCAAGGATACGACGAAACGCTGCAGAACTTCTTACGAGGAAAAGAGGAAGATGAGGAGCGGTCGGTCGAGGTTGAAGACACATCGAATGGCGACGAGTACCCTCCGCTGTATCTGACTGATGACGAACTCTCGGACTACATCGTCTACGTCAGCGTGAACGGCATCAACACTGGGCGCCCGGACGACGATTGGGACAAGCTTGCCCAAGCCGTGTCGACCAAGGACACCATCCAGAAGGTCAAAGCCAAGGAGCGTACGGAAGAGCAGCTGAAGCAATTGGATAACTCCCGTGTGGCCATCAAAACTCTGCGTAAGCAGATGAACATCGTGTCGCCGAAGAAGGAAAGCGCCAAGAAGGTCGTAGGTACTGCAGACGAAGGCTTCCAGCATATCCCGCTGGGGACTCTGCGAAAGTACGCCGCGGCCGACGCGGACGTTACTCGGCTTATTCTGAAATCGCAGACCGTCCGCCTGCACAACACCGAACTGTATGAAGAAGGCGTCGGCGTGATGAAGAGTCTGTATCTGCCCGGCAGTCGAACGCTCTCGGCGATGGAGTACCGGGGGTTCACCGTGGACCAAGAACATCTGGAGAAAACTGTCTTCGAAGTGGAGAAGCGGTTAGCTTCTGCCGAGTCCTACGTCCACGCCAAGTTCGACCCGTCGCTCAACCTCAACTCCCCAAAGCAAATCAGCGCCTACATGGGCAAGTTGAACTTCGCCAGCCTCGACTCAGGAGACACGGGCGGAACTGGCAAGGATATCCTCGACCAGTACATGGAGAAGTACGCCGAGGACGACCCTCGGCATCAGTTCTGTCTGCAGCTGCTGGAATTCCGGGAGTCCCACAAGACCCTGAACACTTACCTGAAACCAATCCGGCGTTTCTCCAAGGCCGATGGGAAGGTCCACTGCGGGTTCAACCTGAACGGAACTGCCACGGGGCGGCTCAGCAGCTCGAAGCCCAATATGCAGAACATCCCGTTGTACGCGGCGCGGCGTGCCAAAGAGGGCGCAGACGGAAAGGAAATCGTCGTCCATCCAGGCTACAACATCAAGAAGCTGTTCGTTCCCTCGAAGCCGGGCAACCTCATCGTGAACGTCGACATCAAGGGTGCCGAGATCCGGGTATATACCGCATACGCCCACGACGAAGCCATGATCGATTCTCTCAACAAGGGCATCGATACCCACTCCTGGGTGACCTCGATGGTGTACAAGGACAAGCTCACCTACGACCAAATCCAAGCCGGGAAGGAGACTGACCCCACCATCAAGAAGTGGCGCACCGACTGCAAGAAGGTTTTCTTCAGCACGCTGTATGGCGGCAGTGAGTACAAGATCCGGCAGCTCATCAGCTCAACATTGGAATACGCTCGTGAGTTGCAGCAGAGCATCTATGCGTCGCTTCCTAAGATGAGGGCCTACGTTGACGACGTAGCCCTACAGGTCCACAACCGGCGTATCCTCAAGACGTTGTTTGGTCGGTGCCGGCGCTTCAGGTTGGCGCACGTCACCAGCGAGATGATGGCGGAGGCCATTCGTGAAGGCACCAACTTCCTGATTCAGTCGACCAGCTCGGACTTGGTGCTTTCACAGCTATGCGAAATCGATGAGCACATCCATGAAATCGACGGTGAGCTGCTCATCACCGTGCACGACTCTCTGACCTTCGAGATACCAGACCAGAGCGTGCCGCTCCTGTTCCCTTTCCTGGACCGCTGGATCACCCAGCGCGTCAAGGAACGATTCCCCTGGCTCCCCGTGGACTTTCTGTACGATGTTGAAATCGGACCGTCCTACGGAGAGCTGAAGCCGCTGCGGCGGCCTAAGAAGGAGACAACCTGCTGATGTCCAAGAAAACTCCCAAGTACATGCTGTACGCCACCGCGGGCGGAACGATGTTCATCGCGGCCGAAGAACTGGGGCGAAAACCCGGGCGCATCATGGTAAAAGATGCTGCGTTCATAGGTAGGCCAGCAGACGATGTTGGCTTCACCTTCACGCCCATGAAGTGGGTGACGATGCCGGTGCTGTACGAGGCGGCGCTTCTCCTGGATGACGAGCTACCCCAAGA